GCCTCATTTATATGATCCACAAGCTCCAACTTCACCCTGAAACCGAGTTTTGCAAAGTCTTCTTCTGTGGGCAGGACAGCGCCAGGTGTTTTCTCTTCAAACTTAAACAATCCATCATCTCCCTCGACAATGCCGACTACGCTGAAGCCGTGAAGCTCCGCGAAGAAGCGGATGATTAAGTAGTTCGAAAGCCCGTTGCCTGAGGACGTATTCATTTCACCAGACATACGTCGGCCCAAGGTCCTAAACTCAGCTCCCATTCCCCGAATGACATTGCGCCCACAGAGGACGCGGCGAAGGCAAGCCGCAATCTTCTGTCCCTGGGGGTGTGCGCCAAGAATCCAGTCATATACCATACACTCACAACGATTCATGAAAGCAGGATCAAAGTTAGACTCGAAGCTAGTATAATCACTAATCATGAAAGGCCCATTAATACCAAGGCGGTCAATAATGTATTGAGGGCGGTCAGCTACCGGTATCTTCTTGATGAACCAAGGTGATTTAAAGATGATCTCGTCAATCTTGCTGAAGACGGGACCAAACATAACCTTAGCATTGTCATTCCGCGATATAATGACTCTAGGCTGTTTAAGGGAAGGAAAAGGCTCATTACCCTTGATGAATAGCTTGCAATCCAAATGCTCGGGGGGAATGTCATAATCTAGAATCTCATTCCAGAGCAGGGCGTCGTACATCTTCAAAAGTTCGTCACGACGCGTCCGACCATAATGTGTTCGGGGCAACCATTCAGCAGTACTAAAATCATGCAAAGGACTGATTTGCTCGAAGTCCTTCACCATCCTCCGACGTACAAATTGTGCAAATTTGCGACGCAAGCGCCGGTCATGAGGGAGCTGGGCGCATCCAACGCGAGAGCAAAAGCCAGCAACAGCGTTATCAGTGGATCGAGCAGCCACAAGAGGTGTAGTGAAAGGCACAGCCGGACCAAACCGCCGACTGATAGCCTGTTGTTCAACGACGGCGACAGGTTTGATAACGGTAACCTGCACATTGTCGCCTGGGGGACGTGGGACAGCCACTTTTTCAGCATCTTCGACTGAGACGTCGTAACCATACCCCAAGATTACAGCGTCAGTGGCAGGCTTTAAAAATCCAAGCCCAAGCGTGAACACCTGTCCGAGGCGGCGGCCGCCGTGGCAGACAAGATGTTTGCTTCAAAGAGAGGTTTAATAACATGGAGGGGGTCAATCATAGACTGGTATCCCATTCCGTTGGAGTGATTGTCGCGCCGAAGCAAGCGTTTAAAAGCCTCTACGCCGGCTTCGCCCAGTGCGGTCGAACGATTGAACATGTTCGAGGCGGCAGCCACATCCACAATACCAAAGTCAAAAGCATACCGCGGCCGTAAACACGGCCATTTCTTCAAAGAGGACAGGGCCCCATTGAACTTCAAACAAGCAAAAACAAGGTTGACCTGCTTCACTTTCAGAGCACCTAGCTTCATGAATGTGGAGCGATTATCATCATCGTCAACCTCCAAGCTCGAATGGAATCCAATCGGTATGAAGGCATTCTTGACGTGTCTCGAGCGAAACCTAAAATTATAGACATAGGGAACTGAGGCGTAGGTAACACCTTCGCCAATATCAAACATTTTATGATTCCGCGCAGTAAATACAGCGCCAAAAGCAGTGTCAGGGGGAATAACTTGAACGATCCCAGAAGCGCCATAAGTCTTGCGACATAGCGTACGAAGGTCGGCAACCGAAAAGACCAGAAACCGACGTCGCCACCAAATGTAAACGACAAACGGCAGCGCGGCCAACACCAGCGCTAAAAGTGGGATCAGAACAAAACCCAAAGAGAAGCTAGACTTAGTCACTGCAGCATCAAGAGATCGAAGGGCAGCAGCATGGTAAGTGTCATTAATTAACTTCAAAGGTCCTAGAACAGAGCTAGAACGGACCACATGCCCAACCCGTTGTACAGCGGGGATGGGACACGTGTCTTCAAGAGCAGGACTCAACGTGACGTTGATGGCAGGTGAAAACCACAACTGCTCTAGACTGCCGGTACTGGCCAGCATGCTCAAGAAGAACAAAACAAGAATAACAATTGCACCCAGAAGGTGTCTGAAACGAGGATTGAACCGGGTTGGAAAACAAACACGAACCGCTTCGGGAAAAAAGCGGGGGATCGACATTAAATTCATATTGTTTTGGGTTTGCGTCTAGCAACGCGGGTGGGTTAGGTCCAGGACTGCCCGTGGTCTTCGTATATGTGACCACCCCAAGACTAAACATGTAGTCCCAGGCTCCACATCAAGTGAGTTTGTGTGCGCCGCCAACGCGGATCAGAGATCACATTTCATCGGCAAGCTAACGTGGACACCTCAGTGCCATTCTAACCCAAGTCAGAGACCTATGGCTTGGCACGTGCCACTAACACAACAAACAAAACTATGCACGCCCGAAATCTCCTTGTGCTAGCAAGGGTCCGGCTCGCATTTCCCACCAAAGGGCAAACACATAAACGCATGAACGTCTGAAGGATGCTTAGGTGGGGCGTGGGGGGCTCGACAGGCATACCCAGTGCCTGAAGGAACGCACCCAG